AATGCAAATTCTTGAGTCGCGGATAGACAATGATCTCTGTCAATACCACCGAGTTTGAGGCCGGCCACAACTGCAATCTGTGATCACCCACCATCTCGGCAACATCGTCAAAATTATGTGTGCCTCCAGAGTATTCTAAAGCAGCCTCCACATGGTGGCGTAGTCTTTTCAAGTCCTCAAAATCACTCATCGCTTACTACTAGCCACCGCATCAAGCCGCATCACCCCGATGCGCCAATCAGCCAAAACCGCACCCGTCACCTTCATATTGACCTGCCGAGCCACAAACCGGACATCCGTAGGGTTGGCCGCCGTATATGGCCCAAAGGTGGACTGAGCGCCAGTCGGGTAATTACGGGTCTTGAACGAAACCACCGCCTCGCCAAGGGTCTGCTCGTCTGGGACAACTTGCCGCACAGACATCAGGTTGTCGCCGTTGCCAATCTCGATTGGGCCGGACTCGGCGTAGATGCTGGCGCTGTCATAGGCAAACCCCACCTCATGCTCATAGATGTAACCATCAGACGAAACCATTGTTGGGTTGGCAAACACACCCGCATCAGTGCCAGCGGTACGCGCCAATAAGCCTATATTCCAGTGTTTTTCTCTATAGTTATAGGTGACATAGCTGTCATTTTCATTGCTGCCGCTGGATGGGTAAAACCACCAGACCTCACCAAACTTGCTGTTGTGGACAGCGTAAATCTTGGATGCTTGGTTATAGTTAATATTGGTAAAAATGTAATCTGAGACATCACAGGGCAGCGGCTTGACATAGCCGTCATAAATCCAGAAACCGCCGGAATTGCTCATCCAGATAGCCGCCGTGTCAACAGCCGCCACAGCTTGGGTTGAGATTAGGCCGCAACCACTGCCGGCCTTCTCAAAGCCGTAAATAAATGGTGCGCCAATATACTGAGCCGTGTGAACATCCACATCAGTAAACAGCAGGTTGATGCCCTTTACGCGCTTGCCGGCCATTAGGCTGCCTGATGTACCCAGCTCAAAATCCCCCGCCTGGTTGGTGGCCAATGGCGTCCAAGATGTATTGTCCTCTTGGTCACACCATTGCACCTTGCGGGGATTGCTACCAGCGCCAAGGGCAAACAGGATGCGTTCAGCGGTGACCAAAAGCGCCCTGTTGTTCGTTGGAGCATTGGCAATGACTGCTGCCAGTGTCGGGGTTGTAAAGCCAAGCTGCCACTCATAGAGCTTGCCATCAGTGCTTGCGCAGGCCACCAGATACTCGCCCCAAGTGTCCAAGCTCCATGTGGTGGCAGTTGCTATTGAGCCAGTGTCAGGACGCGCCACGCCATAAGCAAAAGAGCCATAAGTGTTGTACCCGTAGCCTGTTCCGCTGATGGCATCAGCGCGGCCTGATGCAATGCCTGTCGGCGTGATCTCTTTGATGACGCTGTTTTCATCCATAGCGTAGAGCTTGGATTGCGTGCCGGCGACAAGGTAACGCGCATTGGAGTTTATTCTCCAAGCTAAAAGGCCACGGCATGTGCCTGTCAATTGGGTTGCCGAGCGCTTCCTCCAGCCGCCGATAGGCCGCAAGGTGTTCTCGTACCAGCGCACTAGATTCGCGTCATACCAGCGGCCTGCTGCTTGGTACTCTGTGCCGTTTTTGTAAATGCCTGGTGGAATTTTTATTGGGATGTACATGGCTATATTGTCGGTAGGTTGGACACAAAGCTCATCGTAACGATGGCCGATGGCACTGCTGGTCGTGTGGGGCTGGCGCTGGCAGCGTACTGCTCAATTTGAACACCGATGTCGGTTGGCCTCCACATGATTTCCACATAGTCAGTCGCATTCAAGCTCAAGAAATAATTCATGGCAGCAATAATGTGATACGGATCACTAGCACCTTTTCTTGGTGCAAAGCCGAATCTGCTGTTTGAGTTGGCCGCATTTGTGCCATTGACCCGAAACCAGACATCCACATCCTGAGACAAATTTGTCGTATTTGTAAACTGAATGGAAAACTGCAAGTTCCAGATCCCGCTGTCGGCCACCGTGATTCGGCTGTTGCTGGCTATTGTCACGCCATTGCTAAAGTCTGTCGTGTTGAATGTGACGGCGTAGGCCGTGGTGGTGTTGGCCGCCGTCTGGTCGGTTGAGTCCTGAAACGCACCATGTGGCGCATTAAGAAACTTGCCGCCCCTTGGCCCAAACAGTGAGCCAAGGACGGAAGTCAGTTTTCTGGAAAAATTGTTCAGTGCGCTGTTGTTCTCGTTCAAGTTCCGGCGCTCGTACACCTCTGGTGGATAACCCAGAGGTGAGAGTGAAGGCGTCTCTAATTGTTGCTTAACATTGGCCATGACATGATTATTCCACTTTTGTCATGTCAGCGCGGCTTTGCTGACCCCGTTAAACCGCCATATACAGCCCAATGTTGGCTGCGGCGTAGCCGGCGTAAACGATCCCCATCGGAATGTTGCCCTTGTAAAACTGCTCTACGGCAATGCCGGCGTAGATCACTGTCACCAAAATGATCAGCCATCCACTCATAGCTCAGAGACATCAATCACTTCGCCACGGAATTCAACGCACCCATTGCCAAAGTCGTGGACAAGTTCCGGCCATAGCAGTTGGCCATTGAAGAAGGTCAGGATGGCAAACCCACTGCGCCAATTGGTGGGGTTGTCTTCCAAATAATCAACAAATTGTGGGCCGCTTGGGTCGGCCAGTGTGCCGGTGTCAACCCCGAATCGGTTGCCGGTGTAGTCTGCATATGGCGTCACCTTTAGACTGTGCAAGTGACCGGTGACAATACTTTTGCCAGAGCCTACTGTATTGTTGTGCGTTGCGTGAATGCCACCCTTGTACCTGTGCTTGACGCACACATCCTCAGTCGGCCAGCAGGCCCAGCAGGATAGCCATGCTGGGAAGTGATCTCTAAGGGAAAACCCTTTAACGCCCTCAAACTCATGGGCGTTGGCCGCAAGGCGGTTTTCAAACCGGCTGTCATGGTTGCCAAGTGTCCATATCAGCTTGGCCCGTCCAGCGTCTTCCTCAATCTCGCCTAAACTGGCCTCACAGGCTTTTAGTTCTTGGATGATGCTGGGCTTTGTATCCCATCCGATACGGGGGTATCTACTGATAGACGCGCCGTCAAACGCATCGCCATTGTTGATGATCGCCTTTGGCTTGAATTCGCGTATTGCCCACAGCAGACCCTTGAAGGCGGTGGTGCGGATGCCAGGCCAGAAGTGCGCATCGCTGAACACAATGACCACGCCGTTCTCAATGCCCAATTGATGACGCGCCGCGTGATTATGGGCAGTCTGCAAGTGCGTGAATCGCTCACTTCGATTTTTACTGGCAGCCACCAGTTGAATTTTGTACCTGTTTTCAATAGCCCTTCGCCGCTGATGAACACCCGACTGGTCGGTGTCAAGTACTTTGGCTATTTTTGCGGCAGAGCCTAGCGTCTTCCAAAGCTCAATAAACTCAGCATCAGTAACTCTTGGTGCAGGCATGTCATTCCCTTGTCAGAATGCGCTCAAGCACATTGATTACTCGATGTTCGGCTGCTTCAATTTGCTCATCAGATGAGCCTCTGTCCGTTGCTGTTTCAATCAGATCGTGCATCAAGACATGCAGGCACTCATGCAGCGCTGTCTTTTTCAAAGTCTCTGGCGTAATTTTTTCAGCGCCAAAGTCACCAATTCGGTAAGTCGCCAGCCGCGCTGGCTGATTAAATTCAACAGACGCCATTGCGCCCTTGGCTGGCTTTGAGCCACGCTCGATGCGCCAGTCACCCAGCGACAATTCCTCTTGCCAGTGAGCCATACACTGATCAAACAAAAGCGCCTGTTCGGCGCTGGGCATGTTCTTGACGGGGTTTCTCATGGTCGCCCTTATTGCTATCGAACTTCCGGAGAATAATGCGGTTGTATTACCGCCTTGTGTCAGATTATGCGAAAGGCCGAGTCCCAGCGCGGTCAATGATCAACGCCTGACGACGAGGCGTTGAGCTGATGCTGATGTGAGTCCAAGCGTCGAACTCACGGATAACCTGATCAAAAGGTAGGTCTGAGGCCACCAAAGCCCTCACCACGGCGTCCGGCGTCATGCCAGGTACTCGGATGTCAGCCGCGTTGCCCGTGCGGTGCTGGCTGGTGTCCTTGCTGCCCACGGAGTCATTGACCTGTTTAGACCGAAAGGCGCTGTTTACCATAATCGGTTTGCCATCCAGCAAGGCTTTGACCTCCTCCAAAAACTCTGCCAGCTTTTGCAAGTTGGCTAGTTCTGCATCGTTTGGCGTGTTGTCAAACTGGCGGTGGCTGGTGTGCGTCAATTCTTCTAGCGTGAAGTGTTCGGTGAGGTTCATTTGACTGGCCCTGACTTAGAAAGTAAATCGGTCTTGGCTTGTGAGCCAGCGCTTGACCCAAAATAATAAGCAATTATTCCTGTCCATGCCGTGCCAAGGCTGCCCAGCATCATCAGGATGGCAGGGTTGCTGTCATCGAGCTTGTTGAAAAACATCAGCGTCATAATGGCAAAAAACCCGACAGTGACAGAGCCAGCCAGTAGCGGTGGCATCAGGCTGCGGGTGGTGGCCTGCATCTCCCGTGCTGATTTCCTGTCCTCGACCTCCAGCTTTTCAAAGTTGAGGCCAAGCTCTTGCGCCTGTTTCTGCAACTCGATCTCAGCAATCTTGACTTGAGCAATTTGCTCTGCTGACAGTTTGTTGTTGGAAATCAGGTCGCCTACCTTGTCAGGGTCAACGCCAATGGCCTTGGAGATAGCCGACACTGCCATGCCAGCCAGTGGGCCACCCATTGCCGTAGCGATTGTGGGCGCGATTTGTTTTAACCAATCCATTACTGTTTACTCCTTGATAACATTGTTGCAGCAATCTGTAGCATTGCCTTTGTTTGCTCCTCATCGATTGGCTTTTCTGCCCATCCAACCGTGATCTGTCCGACAAAACGCCCAGGCTCCGGTGGGACGCTGATGCGGCATGTGTAGGCCACACCCCTTGCGATATACCACAGACCCATTTCCGACTGCGCTGACTTGTATTCTCCGCAAGGTATCTCGCTAGCCATCAGTTTAACCACATCGGCATTATTGGCCGCATTTTGGGTAAAAAGCCCAACATCTAGGCCGTCATTGGTCTTGTCCCTGCCGTTTTTGCCATAGGCGCGGTACAGAACCCGCGTGCCAAACATGCTGTTGACTTTGAAGACCGCCACCACCAACGCACCAGACTGTTTGAACAGGTGGGCGGCAGCGTCTTCTACGCGGTCTTCTGCAATGGTTGGAATCTTTTTAGATTCCTTGTAAGCCCCTATCAAAAGCTCTTGGTTTGTATAGACAAAGTAGCCCGAAAAGGTCAAAACCGCCATTAAAACCATTGCAAACAGCCTAAAAGGGCTGGACACATAGGCCAGCACCTTGTCTACTAGGTTAAGGCGCTCGTCCGTTGCCATCAGCATTTACCCCCGCACTGCTCCAGAATCCCAAGAACAAAGTACCCGATTGCCCCCACCATGATGAAAAAGACAAGCGCCAGCAGGACTAGCTCAATGACTTCATCAATCTCTTTTTTCTTGCGTTCAGCAGCCTCGCGCTCGCGCCGTGCATCATGTGCTGCTTCTTTGTCTATGCTGGCAGCGCGGGCCACGATCTTGGCCCAAACATCCATTTTGTT